ACGGAGATTTTAATTTATGATAAAGACAACGATGCTTATAGATGGGAAGTTCCGGACAGATGGAATGTATATAACATCCAGGATACCATCTATAGAATTAAATCAGATTTTACAGACCAACTCGTCACCAAAGATCACCGTGTCCTTATTGAACAAAACGGAAAACTTGTATTTCAAAAAGTTCAAGAAATTGGACAAACGGCTAAAACCGTATATGTGGATGATGTGCATGGAGTGTGGAATAGTTTATCTACGCCGATGGCCGAAAAGAAAACGAATGAAGAACTTTTGTGGTTTCAAATGCAATGGAATGGAGAGGGCGAGGCACAGAAACAAAGTTCTGAAAGAAAAGGATTGGTGGAACAAACATTGGCAAACGGAGTGGGGAACGAAACAGAAGAAGAAGTTTTCGGAAATGTTCAAAGGGGAAAACAATCCGTGTTGGCGTGGGGGAGTAACGATTTACAAGAACAATGGGCACAAGACGAATATCGAAGAAAATGGAAGCGAAAATTTAGGTAGTTTTGGTAAATACAATGATATTTATTAAATATAAGGACTATTTTACACATCTATTAAGGGAAGCCTCTTTATCAGGATCGTCTCGTTCAGCTGGAATTCCAAATTGGGATTTATATATTGTAAATGATTTCGATAAAAAAAGAAAATATAATATCGAAAAAGATGGAAAGTTATATGATAAAAAATTCCAAGAAATTGGTGTTGTCAAAAAAGGTAATGTGATTCAGATATTATCATCAAAATTAACTAAACATAAAGTAAGTAAATTTGCAAATATATCCATAGGTGGAAAAAAAGGGTTTGTAAGTATTTCTATGATTCAAAAACCAAAGCAAACCAAAGAGGGTGATATATTTGGTAGTAATTCTAAAGAGTTTACACCTGATAAATTAAAACTTCAAGGTATAAAATATTCCACTTCTTCCGCCATGATTTCGAAAATTAAATCTGGTTTGAATTCACAATATTCTGATTCTAAATATAATGAGGTAAAAAAGTATCTATCTGAATGTTTAAGTAAAGCATCTGGCACCAATATTTCACTTTATGAAAGTTTTGCAAAATCTTATTCTCTTAGTGGTAAGTATAATCTGAGTAACTCTGATATATCAACTCTAAGTAAAAACTTTGGTGAGGTACTGGCCGCATTATACATTCTCGTGACTAATAAAAAAGCACAATCGGTTGAATTTCCAAATATATCAGAAACACTTTATGATTTCACTATGACTAATGATAAAGGAATCAAACATTTTTATAGTGTTAAATCTATGGGTGGTAGTTCTACTGCACTTGGAAACATTAATTATGTTTTAGATAAGTTTTCTAAAGATAATAAAATGTTCTCGGACAGTAAAAAAGAAATAGAAGTAATACGAGGTTTGATAAATGATAAACAAAGTGGACGAACCACTATTATTAATATTACAGATTTTTATAATAAAACTTTATCAACTAAAAATAAACAGATATTAAATTTGATAAAAAAAATATCAAAATATAAACCAAAAGATTTATCACAAACAGAACTTAGTAAGTGGTTTCCGAGTATGGTTGCAACTGCTAAAATAAATGATTTTATCAACACTATGAATGATATTTATATCAGAATACTTGATAAATCTAAGGTTAGTGAGAAAAAACTAAGACAGATGTACAATGGAAAAAGTATTCCAAATGGAAATGGTTATCTTCTCTACCCAATGGGTTCGTATATTGTAAAATATCTGAATAGTGATAAAAAATATCTTGATTTACTAAATACCATTCTAAACTATGGTTCTTATGTTCACCAATTTACAGTAAATCTTTCTAAAAATAACTTTCAGGTTAAGATATCACCTTTTAAAACAAGTAAATTTAGATATACTTACAACGCGGGTGGTGGGTATCCTGGTAATCGACCAATAGGGTTTAAGAAGGTTTCATAAATAAAATAAGAGGTTATTAGTGAGTTTAATATTAGGAAACTCTCTTGACAAAATTAAAGACAAAATAGAAAATAAATCAATAGATTTAATTCTTACAGATCCACCATATATTATTTCGAGAGATAGTGGGATGGATCAATTTCACAAGTTTGTGCAGAATAAAGAAGAGTTTGTGAAAACTGAAAAAGATTGGTTAGAATATAAATTAAAAAATCCATTAAATTATTCAGAGTTACAAGAAGATAATTTTTTAAGATATGGAACAATCTATGGTGATAAGTATGCAATTAAAACAAAGTTTGGTTCTTGGGATAATGAATTTACTTTAGATGTTTTAGATCAGTATATTAAACTGTTTTATGAAAAATTGGTAGATGGTGGAACTTGTATTATATTTTTCGATATATGGAAATTATCTTATTTGAAAGAGATAATGGAAAAGTATAAATTTAAACAGATAAGATTTTTAGAATGGATAAAAACGAATCCACAACCACGAAATAGTAAAATAAATTATCTTACTAATTGTAGAGAAATAGCTTTATTGGGTATAAAGAAATCTAATCCAACATTTAATAGTCAGTATGATAATGCTATATATAAATATCCTTTTCCAGGTGGTAAGGATAGAATTCATCCAACACAAAAGAGTTTACCATTATTTATAGATTTGGTAAAAAAACATTCAAATGAAAATGATGTAGTATTAGATCCATTTGCAGGAAGTGGAACAACTTGTGTGGCAGCCAAAGAAACAAATCGTCAGTATATTGGTATTGAAAGAGATGAAAAATATTATAAGTTGGCTAAGAAAAGAATAGAGAGGTTACATGAAAACACGCTCAGCTAAGGCCAAAGGTCGAAGATTACAAAATAAAATACGAGATTTACTTCTCGAAGAATTTATGGGAAGTGGCACTACACCAATTTCTTGTGTGACTTTAGATAGAAAATACTTGGGTATAGAGAAAGAAAAAGAATATTTTAAGATTGCTGAAGCGAGAGTAGAGAAGGCATTGAATCCAGCAAATTTAGTTAAACATGATTTCTTTTAGTATGTCAGATACATTAATACAATTCGGACACTCATTTCAGAAAAAAATAATGGTTTTATTATTATTCAATAGACGTTTTTTACAAACTATTAGTGATATTATTTTACCAGAATATTTTGATTCTGATGCTGATAAGTGGTTAGTTAGATCTATTAAGAAGTATTATGAAAAATATAAAGTAGAACCTACATTAGAAGCATTAAAAATACAAATAGATGAAATTTCTTCTGATGTGTTAAAAAAATTAGTTGTAGATAATTTAAGAGAAGTGTTTCAACATAGAGAAGCAACAGATTTAGATTTTGTAGAAGAAAAAGTTATAGAATTTTGCAAGAATCAGAACTTAAAAAGTGCAATTATGGAATCCGTAGATATGCTAGAGAGACATGATTATGATGGAATAAAAACTACAATTGATGCGGCAATGAAGGCTGGTACTACAAAAGATTTAGGGCATGATTATGTAGAAGGATTGGAAGAGAGATTAACAAAATCTGTTAGAGATATAACTCCTACTGGTTGGGAAATAATAGATGAAATTATGTCTGGTGGTTTAGGTAAAGGTGAATTGGGAGTTTTAGTTGCACCAGCGGGTATTGGTAAAACTTGGATGTTACAGAGAATATCATATCATGCACTATGTATGGGGAAAAATGTTTTACATTATACTTTAGAATTAAATCAATCTTATGTAGGATTACGATACGATACTATTTTTTCTGGAATACCAACAAGTGAAATAAAATATCAAAAGGATGCAGTTAGAAAGGCGTTGGAAAAGGCTAAAGGAAATTTATTAATTAAATATTTTCCAACTAGGTCTGCATCAGTTCAAACTTTAAATGCCCATATGAAACAAGTAGAATTAAGTGGGTTAAAACCAGATATTGTAGTTGTTGATTATGCAGATATTATGAAAGATATTAGTGGTGGTAAAGAGTTAAGACACCAATTAGGAAACATTTATGAAGATTTAAGGGGTCTTGCAGGTGAAATGGAAGTTCCTATATGGACTGCATCACAAGCAAATCGTTCAGCACTTGAAGAAGAAGTTATTGGAGCAGAAAAGGTTGCAGAATCTTATAGTAAGGTTATGACTGCGGATTTCGTTGTAAGTCTTAGTAGAAAGATTGAAGATAAAGCTAGTAATACTGCTAGATGTCACGTTATAAAAAATAGATTTGGTATAGATGGTATAACATATCCATGTACTATGAATACACATACTGGGTTGATAAATGTTCATAGACCATCTTCTAAAATGGGAGTAGAGTCTTCTAAAAAAATGAGAAGTGCAGAAGATTTTGTACGACAAACTGCTAGAAATGCTTATAGAGTATTAGGTCCAAATGCTAAAAAAAGTAGTGAAGAAAAAACTTCTGAAAAAAGTTTAGATGGTTTTGAATAAAGTTGTAAAATTCATAGTTATATTTTAATATATATTGTATTTATTATTGGCGATAGGTAAAAAATTTTTAAATATTGGGGAAGAAATTTTTCCCTACTTTTATATGGGGAAATATTTTGGGAAGAAAAAGAATATACCAAACCAAAAAACAGCAGTTAGCTGCTAGACGAGCAAGACAAAAAAGATATTATTGGAAACATAGGGAGTCTATTCTAGAAAAAAAGAAGAAGGTTTATTGGTTAAAGAAATATAAAGGATATGAGGAGTTGTAGTGGAAAAATTTAAGTTATCGGAAAAGTTTATAAGTAAGTACAAACGAAAAAGACCCCCTTTTGGTTTTAATGGTTTGGGTGAATTAGTGTATATGAGAACCTATTCTCGAATTAAAGAAAACGGAAAAAATGAACGTTGGTGGGAAACTGTACGACGGGTTGTAGAGGGAACTTATTCTATGCAAATGAGTTGGATAAATCAACATCAATTAGGATGGAACGCGTGGCAAGCTCAAAAGTCAGCTCAAGAAATGTATGATAGAATTTTTAATATGAAATTCCTACCACCTGGCCGAGGTCTTTGGGCTATGGGAACACCAATTACAGAAGAAAAGAATTTATATGCTGCACTAAACAATTGTGCATTTGTATCTACGAAAACACTAAAGGAAGATTACGCAAAACCATTTTGTTTCTTAATGGACGCCTCTATGTTAGGTGTAGGAGTTGGTTTTGATGTAAAGGGTGCTGGGGAAATTGTTATTAAAGGTGTAAATAAAAATAGACAAGAAGAAACATTTGTCATTCCAGATACTAGAGAAGGTTGGGTAGAATCACTTAGACTATTATTAGAGAGTTATTTTCATGGTTCACAACCAGTAGAATTTGATTATTCAAAAGTTAGACCTGCTGGAGAACCAATTAAGGGTTTTGGTGGAATATCAAGTGGACATAAACCATTAAAAGAAATTCATGTGGCAATTAAAGGAGTATTAGAAAAAAATTCAGGAGAGCCTATATCAGTTACTACAATTGTTGATATTATGAACCTTATAGGAAAATGTGTTGTTGCAGGTAATGTAAGACGAACAGCAGAAATTGTGTTTGGATACCCACATGATGAAGAATATTTAGATTTAAAAAATTACAAAGTAAATCCACATAGAGACCAATATGGTTGGACTTCAAACAATTCAATATTTGCAGAACTTGGTATGGATTATAGTGAAGTATGTAAAAGAATTGCAGATAATGGTGAGCCAGGTTTAGCGTGGTTAGACAATATGAGACACTACTCAAGAATGAAAAATGGTGGTGATGATAAAGACCATAGAGCATCAGGTGGAAATCCATGTTTAGAACAAACATTAGAATCATATGAGTTATGTTGTTTAGTAGAAACATTTCCATCTAACCATGAGTCATTAGAAGATTATAAAAGAACACTTAAATATGCTTACTTGTACGCAAAAACAGTTACATTAGGTAAAACCCACTGGTCGGATACGAATAGGGTTATGTTACGTAACCGAAGAATCGGTTGTTCAGTTAGTGGCGTTGCGCAATTTATCACAAAACACGGAATGGAAGAGTTAAGGAAATGGTTAGAAGGTGGGTATGATACAATACAAGATTGGGATTGTATTTATTCTGATTGGTTTGCAATACCAAAATCAATCAAAACTACTTCAGTCAAACCAAGTGGCACAGTTTCCCTTTTGGCTGGCGCTACACCTGGTTTACATTATCCTGAAAGTCGTTTCTATATAAGAAGAATTAGATTATCAAATCAATCTGATTTAATAGAACCTTTAGTAAAAGCTGGGTATACATTAGAACCAGCATTTGGTTCCGAGGATACTACGATGGTTGTAGAAATTCCTGTTGATGTCGGTGAGGGGATCAGAACAGCTAATGAATTGTCAATTTGGGAACAATTTAGTTTAGCTGCATTTATGCAACGCCACTGGGCTGATAACCAAGTAAGTTGTACAGCAACTTTCAATCCAGAAACAGAATCAGATGAACTACCACACGTTTTAAATTATTTTCAGTATTATTTAAAAGGTATTTCATTATTACCAAGAGCAAATGGTGGGGCTTACAAACAAATGCCTTATGAATCAATTACAGAGAAAGAATACAATAAACAAGTTAAAAAACTTGGATATTTAAGTTTTGTGGGCGTTGAGGGCGAAGAAGCAGAAATAGACAAATTCTGTAATTCTGATAGCTGCACCGTAGAATATATTCCAACCACAAATTAAGAAAAAATTAAATTGCAAGTATTACGAAATTAATGAATATAGTGCTTGACTTGTATAGAGTTTTATTCGTATATTTAGACATAATAAATTGGAGAAATACATAGTTGTACCAGAACATATATTTTGATGGAAGAACAATTCATCTCTGGGATGATAAATTAGGTTATAAGAAATTTTCTAATAAGAGATATGCTTTTTTACCAGATAAAAATGGAAAATATATCGCATTAGATGGAAATAGAGTTAAAAAGGTTTTTAGATATGATAAAAAGAACTCTGACTTATATGAAAGTGATGTGCCCGCAGTTACTAGGGCATTAGTTGATAATTATACTCAAAGTGATGAACCTTCTACTGGTCATAAAGTTATGGTGTTTGATATTGAGATTGAGGTTACAGAAGGATTTCCATCACCAGCAACGGCAGAAAATAAAATAACTTCTATTGCATTATGGGATAGTCTTACAGACGAATATTATTGTTATGTTTTAGATCCAGAGAATAAACTTGAGATAGAATCTGAAGACCGAGTATTAAAAAATGGTAATAATACTATATTTGGTTATAAATCAGAAGTTGAGTTGTTAAATGCATTTTTTGGTAAGTATTATGAGATAAGACCAACAATACTTACTGGGTGGAATATAGATAATTTTGATATTCCATATTTGTATAATAGAGCAACACAATTATTAGGTTCTGAAATATCTAATTTGTTATCACCAATCGGAGTTGTTAAATATTCAGAATACAGACAAAAATTTGAGATAGCAGGAGTATCTTCTTTAGATTATTTTGGTATATATAAGAAATTTACACCCAATGAAGTTAGTAGTTATAGATTAGATGATGTGGGTAAAAATGAAGTTGGTATTAAAAAAGTATCATATGAAGGTACACTTAACGATTTATATGAAAATGATAGAAAAACGTTCGTAAAGTATAATTTAAATGACGTACATATAGTTGTAGAGTTAGATAAGAAGTTAGATTATATTGAAATATCACGTGGTATTTGTCATATTGGTCATGTTCCTTATGAAGATATTTATGCAAGTTCTCGTTATTTAGAGGGGGCTATTTTAACTTATTGTAAAAAGAGAAATATTGTAGTACCTAACAAGAATCCGTATGGTAGACAACTGATGGGTCAAGATGATAAGTTTGCAGGAGCGTATGTACAGGATCCAATTAGAGGTAGACATGAATGGGTATATGATTTGGATGTAACTTCTATGTATCCAAGTGTTATTCGTAGTTTGAATATATCACCTGAAACTAAAGTTGGTAAAGTTTTGGGGTGGGATGCTGAAGAATTTATAAAGAAAGATAATGTAAAAACTTATACATTAATGAGTGGTAAAAAGGAAATTTGTAAATATAGTGAAAAAGAATTAAAAAATTATTTGAATGAAACTAATGTTTCTATAGGCTCTAATGGGGTGTTATATAGAATGGATAAAGAAGGATTGATTCCTGCTATTTTATCTCAATGGTTTAACACTAGGGTAGAATATAGAAAATTAGCAAAACAATTTCATGATGAAGGAAATGAACAACAATTTCAGTATTATGATAGACGACAATATCTACAGAAGATTTTGTTAAACTCATTATATGGAGTATTGGGATTACCTGTTTTTAGGTTTTATGATGTTGATAATGCAGAAGCTACAACCTTAACAGGACAAGAACTTATTAAATTTAGTAAAAAACTTGTTAATCTATATTATAATAAAGAGTTAGGTACAACGGATGAAAATTATGTTATATACATAGATACTGATAGTATTTTCGCATCAGCCACACCGTTGGTTAAAGCAAGACATAAAGGAATTGATACCAGTGCTGAAGCAACGATGACTCAACATATTATTAATATTGCGGATGAGATACAAGGATTTTTAAACCAGAGTTATGATTTATTTGCTAAAAAGTTTTGTAATTTAGATAAACATTATTATGAAATTAAACAAGAAGTTATTGCTAAAACTGCATTGTTTGTTACAAAAAAACGATATGGGATGAAAATTATAAATGATTCTGGGCGTAAAGTAAACAAAATACAGGTTAAAGGGTTGGATACTGTTCGTAGTAGTTTTGCTGTAGCTATGAAGAATTTATTATCAAAAATTTTAGATGATATTTTAGTAGCAGTGCCTAAAGAAAAAATTGATGAGAGAATTTTTAAGTTTAAAAAAGCTATGAAGGCTATGGATTATGATGAAATTTCTTCACCAACTGGCGTAAAACGAATAGATAAATTTAAGTGTAGTTTGGATAGAGAGACTGGATTACCAGTAAATGTTCCAGGAGGAAAAATTATTTCTACTTATTATGAAAAAGCCACACCAGTTCATGTTAAGGCTTCTATGGCATATAATGATATGTTAGAATATTATAATATAAAAAGATATCCTAAAATATCTAACGGAGAAAAGATTAAATGGGTGTATTTAAAACAAAATCCATTAAATTTGTCAGTTTTAGCATATAAAGGGTATGATGACCCACATGAGATTTTAAAATATATAAAAACTTATATAGATGTGGACAAAATGTATAAGCAAGCTTTAAGTAAAAAAATTGATATGTTTTATCAAGCTATGAGTTGGGATAATCCAGTTGATAAAAGATATACTTTAGAGAAGTTTTTTTAAATTTTGAGAATGGTAAATGATATATATATATGTATATATACCATTTTAAATTAATAAATAATAAATAGGAGATGTGAAATAATGAATAAAGTACTTTTAGAAAGATTCATTAATAAGTATTCGCTTGGAGATAGTGTACAATCAGTAATACTTACAATAAAAGATAATGTTTTAACTACAGAATTCATCACTCCCGAAAAATCACTTTTAGGAAAATTAGCATTAAATGATTTTCAATTTGAAGATATTGAATTGGGAATTTATAATACTGCACAATTTTTACGTATGTTAAATGTGTTGGGAGAAGATGTTAAGTTAAATGTATTGAGGTCTGAAGATACTGCTATATCTGTCAAGTTAGAGGATGTAAATGCTAGTATAAATTATATGTTGAGTGATAAAACGGTCATTCCTCAGGTACCAGAAATGAAAAATGTACCAGAATTTCAACTTACACTAGAGATTGATAGTAATTTTGTATCTAGATTTATAGCAAGTAAAAATGCTTTAACAGATAAAGAAACATTTACAATAGTTACAGATAAAGATAGAGAATCGTGTGATTGTATACTAGGATATTCAAGTATAAATTCAGATAGAATTACAATACCAGTTAATGTAGATCAATTTAATGATATGGATTTATTATCATTTAATGCAGATCTTTTTGGGAAAATTCTACAAGCTAATAAAGAATGTAGTAAAGGTAAATTAGAAATTTCTGCTCAAGGACTTGCCAGAGTTACATTTAAGGTAGATAATTATCACGCAGTTTATAATTTGGTCGCGACACAAAGTGCGGACTAATTATATATACAATACAGATTGTATAGTAGGTCTTAAAAAACATATATTAGATAATTCTGTAGATCTTTGTGTGACTTCCCCACCATATAATGTTGGGATAGAGTATGATAATTGGGATGATTGTTTAAGATTAGATGATTATATGCAATTTTCTAAAGATTGGTTGACAGAAGTTTATAGAGTTCTTAAACCAGATGGGAGAATTGCAGTTAATATTCCATATGAAGTTAATATGAAAAAACTTGGGGGGCATCATAGAGTTTTTATAGCATCTGAATATTATCAAATGATGAAAGAGATAGGATTTGGGTTTAGTGGAATTGCAGATTTGGTTGAAAAAGCACCTCAAAAAGTAAAATTTTCTGCATGGGGTAGTTGGTTATCGGCGTCTGCTCCTTATATGCACAATCCAAAAGAATGTGTATTGATAGGTTATAAAGATCAATGGAAAAAGTTAGAAAAAGGTGAATCTTATTGGACAGACTCGGAAGAAGATAAAAAAGGATTTATGGAAGTTGTATCTGGATTGTGGAACTATTTTGCAGAAACTAGAGGAATGACAGAAGCAAATTTTAGTCTTGATATACCAGTTAAGGCTATTAAATTTATGACATACAAAGATGATATAGTATTGGATCCATTTATGGGAAGTGGTACTACAGCAGTTGCATCAGTAAATCTAGATAGAAATTACATTGGATTTGAAATTTCAAATAATTATTGTAAGATAGCAAGGGCTAGAATTTTAAAAGAAAAAATAAAAATAGAAACAGCAGAAAAGGGATTTGATTTTTGGGAATAGAACATCACGGCATTTGGAATGAAAAATATAGACCTACTTCATTGGATACTTATATTGGGAATGAACATTTAAAATCTAAAGTTAGTATTTTTATAGAAACTAATGATCCTCCACACTTATTATTTTATGGTAGAGCAGGTACTGGTAAGACTACACTTTCAAAGATTATTACAAAGTCTATAGATTGTGAATATTTGTATATAAATGCATCTGATGAAAATAGTGTAGATACTGTTAGAGATAAAGTTAAAGGTTTTGCGTCTACATTAGGATTTCAGTCGTTAAAAGTTATTATTTTAGATGAGTGTGATTACATCACACCTAACGCTCAAGCTGCATTAAGAAACCTAATGGAAACATTTAGTAGACATTGTAGGTTTATTCTAACTTGTAATTATGTAGAGAGAATTATTGAACCTATACAATCACGTTGTCAATCATTTCAAATAGTACCACCTTCAAAGAAAGAAGTTGCAATACATTTATCTGATATATTAACTAAAGAGAATGTAAAATTTGAAGTGGATGATATAGCTACAATTATTAATGGAGCTTATCCAGATATAAGAAAGGTTATAAATACATCACAAAGACAGGTTGTAGATGGTATTTTACGGATGGATGCTAGAGAGGTTATTTTAAATGATTATAAGTTACAAATATTAGAAGTTTTAAAATCAAGTAAATCTAAAAAAGAAACATTTAGTGAAATAAGACAAATATTAGCGGACGCAAAAGTTTCAGATTTTGCAGACTTTTTTAGATTACTATATGATGAAGTAGATAGTTATGGTAGTGGACATATTGCGGAAGTTATATTATTAATAGCTAAATATGAACAATCAGATAGTCAAGTAGTTGATAAAGAAATAAATGCGATGGCAATGTTAATTGAAATATTACAGGAGATACGATGAAAAAAGAAAAGTATTGGGGAGAAATTCCAAATAAAGATCGAGTAAAACCAAGTAAAAAACGTGGTGGTGACGGGGATTATAAACATATTGCTGTAAATGAAAATAAAATTTATTTTTATGCTGGAGTGAATAGGGATAGTGCAGTAGAACTTAATAAGAAAGTAGGAGAGTTACAATCTAAAAGTTTTAGTTTAGCTAATAACTTAGATATTGAACCGCCAGGTATGCATTTATATATAAATTCCGGAGGAGGATCAATTACATCTGGTATTTCATCTATGGACACAATATTGAGATGTAAAGTTCCAATTCATACTTATGTGGATGGATTTTGTGCAAGTGCAGCTACTTTCATATCTGTAGTTGGAACTAAAAGATATATGAGTAAAAATTCATATATGTTAATTCATCAATTATCTTCTCAATTGTGGGGAAAGTATTCTGAGATAGAAGATGAGAAAAAGAATTTAGATTTGATGATGACAACAATCAAAAACATATATAGAGATTACACTAAAGTACCAACAAAAAAATTAGATGAAATATTGAAACATGATTTAATGTGGGATGCTAATACTTGTTTAAAGTATGGTATGATAGATGAGATAGT